GATGAACTTAAACCTCTTCGTCTCGGCATCGATCGGGCTCCCGTTCTTGTCCTCAAAGCCAATGGTAAACTTAATATCCTCCCACGAGTATTTCACTATGGGATCTTTTTCAATTATCGCTGCCATCGGATAATGCGTTGAACATTTTTTCCACCAGAGCTTTCGTTTCCTCGACCGTGGAGGTCATGGAATATACATTCATGTTAAAACTGCCTTGCCCGACAGTGACATGACCTTTTTCCACACCGTTTTCCACAATTCGGTAATTGACCGCTTGCAGGGTTTCCACAGTCTCTTTTCCGTTGAACGAACGGCTGATGTTTTCGCTGATTTTTACTAACTCAATCATAATGTTTTGTATTTATGGTTAACTGATAATCCCGCTGTCGGGAATGTCGAATGTCACGTTTTTGGACAGGGAGTCGAGTTGGACGCCGGCCTCTCCCGACGAGGAGACCCCATACACGGAACAGGTCAAGTAATAGGTATGGGTTCCCGGTGGAAGGTCTGGATGTGTCGTCCCCAAAGGGATATTCAAAATGAGAATCCCAGTTCCCTTGTATTCGTAATCATAGATTGCGAGGAATCCAGAGCCCGAAATGCGGAAGGTGTATTTCTCACCCACCGGAGGATTTCCGTTCGGAAAACTGATACGCACCTGAAAGTAACTCGAAAGGAAAGTGAAATCCACGATTTTAATCGGGGTATATGTGCTGTTTATCTCGGCTGTCATAGCTATCGATGTGGGTATGGGGAAATAATCCGCCACGGTAATCTGTTTGTCGACCCCTGTCCAGTATTCGAACGACTTCTTATCGATAAGGAACAATGTCACCTTCAAATTCGCCCCTATCGAATCGTCCCCCGGAAATGTGTCGCTCTGTCCGACAGGAAGTATCGGCGGAGTAGTACCGTCGCTGAAAAATTTTACCTTGAAAGCAGAGTACCACACATTGCCCACCCGCAAGGTGGTTACGGTATTTGTCGAGGTATTTGTCAGCAATCGGGCAAAACTGCTTCCATTTCCATCGGTTACCAAAATAGCCGGGTAATAATCGCCGATACTCTTGTCGGAGGCCAGCGACAGCCACGATTCGACGGGTACGCCGGTGGGATTCACCGAAGTGTTGTAATAGTTGATGTCGACAAAAAGATACGGCACGTCCGTACTGATTTCATCAATTTTGCTTCCGGTAAGATTGGGTTTTGCGTTATGGTCGTAGCCGTCGAAATCGCTCAGGCGACAAAAATCCGTCCCCGGGTGAGGATAGGCGACATATTCGAAAGAGGTATCATGGATAGCGACGATATTCGTGCCGTGCGGTATCGTGGCTTTCAGCCCATAGCGTATGCCCTGATTTTTGTCGGTGTCGCTCCCTTCCCACTGGTCGATATATGTCGTGACCCCGCCGGTCTGTTGGGGATAGTGGTCGGATAGCGGTGCAGCCTGCGGATAGCGCACGGGTTTATGACGGCTCCATTTGTTGATACGTCCCGGACGGCCACCCTGCAACAGGGGGCGTTCGAGGGCAACGATGTCGGCCACGTCCCATACCCCGTTTGAAGGATAAATCCCCAGCAGGTTATAGGGGTCGGTTATCGCTACCGGGGCTGCTATCTTGTTTTTATCGATGGCCATACGCTCACTTTCCTCCTTTCCCTTTTAATTCGGACAATTCTTTTTTCAATCGTTCTATATCTCCCATAAGGGCTTTAACCAGACGGGCGGTCTCCTGCGTTGCCCCGGCGATGGTGTTGATATAGTCGGGCGACAGGTAGTTCAGAGCCCCGTAACCGTCCTCCGTTTCGTAGGCCATCGATGGCAATACCTCTTTCACCTTTTGATAGATCAGCCCCGTATGGGCTTCCCCGTCCACACCGCCCTTGTTACGCTTCCGTGCTTTTTCGGTGTATAGAAAATCGCATACCCTGCCCATCGCCAAGAGCCTGTCGGTATAACTTCGGGTGTAGTCGAAATCTCGCTTCAAACGTCTGTCCGAGGTCGTCAAGGCGGTGACCGAGCCTTGTGCCGAGATATTGCCTTGCGACGATATATCCCCTCCGGCCGTGATGTTACCGTCCGATGTGATATACCCGTTCGAACGGAGATAGTTTGTGGCCAATATTCCGCCATTATAGATAGTAACCCTCTTGCTACCGGTTTCCGCCACGACTCCTGAACAGTAAATTCTTTCAACCCCATTTATATCTCCGCTCATGGAAATGCTGCCTACATCTGTCAGATTACCCGAAACGTCACCCGTACCGTCAAACGGATTTCCCCAAATCGTCTGGGAACTGGCTAATTTATCGGCTTGGCTGCAAGTGACGTTGTCGAGACGGGAGTTCGAGAAATACGTAAAATTACCGTCCCGGAGCACGACTATCCGGTTTTCTATCTCCTCGCTCGTGTCGGCCGGTTTGTCGAGAGTGATTTCTATATCGCTCGTATATGTGTCGATATAGAGGTACTCTTTCCCGACGGTTCTGAATCGGAACTGGTTATGCCATTGCGTATTCGTTTTCACCCACACGTTCCCGCTCTTGTCTATACAGGCATGTATGTACAGGGCCCTCTGGGATTGACACTTCTGCATGGTCATCAAGTTAAGGGATATAGCACCCTCCCCACAGGTAAGGTAAAGCCTTCCGTAAACGGCTCCTCCGGTCACATAATCCTCGACGGCTTCGATTTCGATGACCACGCCCGAGTAATTCGTATGACTGTCCGTGACGGTAGCAATCTTGTTCCAATACCAACGACTCTCGGAATCTATATACTTATGCGATGACAGAATAATCCAGCCCGCCTCTTGATAGTGGTAAATGTCCTTGTTCGCGAAAGCGCTCGTGTTGGCAGAATTTCCTGACGAGACGGCATATCCGGCATTCGTGGCATAATCGGCGTTGTTCGCCTTGCCTACGGTCAGCCCCGTATATGTGCCGCTCACGTTGTTTATCTCGGCCAGCGAATAGGTAGGCTTGTTCGGCTGCTGCACCCAATCGTACAGGGTTATGCCTTTGGTGACAACGATATTACCACCCGTTTTGCTGATCGCCGTCACCACATTGCCTGTACCTATCGTAGATGCGCCGGCGTTGGCGAGTTTCCAAATCTCGTTGATGGTGTAGGCGTTGAAGGTATCGGTAAGGGTGGCGTTGTCGAATGCGCCGCCCAGATCGTCGAATCCATGAACGAGCTTGATGAGCCCTCCTTCACCACCGCCACCCCCTTCCCCACGCCATACACCAAGAGCGGATATTCCACCCTGTGAATACACATTAAATTTCGAGTATATCGTATTTTCCAACTCTGTGTCGAATTTCCACATATCGTTAATACGGGCAAATCCTTCCTGCATTTGTTTTACAGTCCGTTGATACGATTGTTGCAGGGAAGCCGTCATATCATTGATGGCAGAAATCAAGTCGATATTCTTATTGGCAGATGCAACCTCTTCTTTCAGTTCTTGCGTATTCCCTTTTATTAGGTTGTTCCCGATGGTAATAGTCTGTTCGCAAGGATAGTCGAGTTTGGTTGTAAGGCTTATAACACGAGTAACATATGAATATCCTGCGTTTATGTATTCGACTTTTCTTCCTATGGATAAATCAGGATTGTTTTCATCGAACACCACAGAATTAGATGAAAACTGGTAGTTGTTTTGGTCGGAAGAAAGCCGTTCTATTTCTTCGTTCATAGCTGTTTCCAGCCGTATGTACGCCGAATCTGTATATTCTTCCGGCATTTTGACGTTGAATAGGATAATATCGTCATTTTCCGACGGTATAAGTCCCGTAATAGCAGGGATAATATAGTTACCTTCTTCCTCTTTATATTTAATCTCGAAATCTCCTTTTTTGACTTCGAAGCTTATGCCATCATCACTTGTTATTGTTTTACTCTCATCATGGTATATAAGCTCAAATTCCATACCTTGCAAAGCCCCCGATTGGAAATGTACCGAAGGTACTTTATTGGGTATAAGCATACCATTCGGATTTTTTTCTTCGTCATAAGTGGAATTTTCGAAGTTAAATTCCGGTATTTGAAAATACCATATCGCATATTGGTCGTATATAGGGTCTCCGTTTTCATCTGTGCCTATCTGTATTTTATCATTCGTTTCCGAGTCTATACGCCACATAAGGCGGAATCTGACATCTGATATGGAGAGTTCCGATGAAGGGTATATATCATCGAACTGGAGGATTTTGCTAAATATCTCTCCCTGTTGAAGGTTTGGCCTTATATCTTTATATCCGTTCGGATATTTTTTAGGGTCAAGAGTCAGCCGTTTGTTGACCAAATTGTTGACATTAGCACCTTTGTATTCCTGTACGATGTTTCGAGTTGACCCGAATGCGTAAAATCGGGTATAATACCCATCTTTTCCCTCCGTGACCGAAGGTGTATTGATGTTTTCACCAACTTCGAGAGAAACAACAGCTCCATGTTCGGATTTCGACAGATGAATAATCATGGAATCTTTCTCAACCCACCATTCTGTATCAAACGCAGATGCTATACTGTTCAAGGCAGACAATATGTCGATTGATTGGAAAGACAAAGAAGTGGAAGCGTTAAGAGAAGAATCGACGGCGTAAGTCCATGTATCCCCGGTTTCGTTCTCGATAGCCTTACAAATAACACTCATGAAATTGGCCGGGTTATCGGTAAGAGACCAATCCGGCTCCCGATTAGTTATCTCGTTATTCTCATCATAAGAATACATGAAAAAAGGCACTTTACCCCATGATATAAATTTCGAATGAAATTGTGGTTTGTATTGAAATTCGACCTCGTTCTTTTGTTCTGGATTATATGGATCCAAAAGAGAATATTTCTCACCATCGAGTATGATATAAGCCCCTACCGGAATCTCTTCATTTTGGTCCGAGTTCCACGACAATTCTACATAATCGGATTTCATCAATTCTTCTACATGAACACATTCTTCTGTTATAGGAACTGATAAAATAGTATCTCCTTGTATGTTTTTAATGTCTATCATGATGGTTTCGTATATCTTCATACGATTTCAGTCAAAGATAATAAAAGTGTATGAAAAACATGTACTTTTTTATGAATTTCTATCTGCTGGATTATATTCGACAAGTTTTAGAGAAAATCGTGCTATTCCTCTCATGAATTGCGTAAATTGATTGCATGAAATATAGATTGTTTTGTAAGTAATATTTGGTTGATACTTTGTTTTTATATTTATTATGCCTGTTGCCAATTCTTCACAAAAGCTGTTGTATCTTGAAAAGAATTCTTCTTCCGTTTTTGCCGTCAGGTTAAAAGTTAAAGTGATATTTCGTTCATCGATTTTAGGATTAGAGGACAGGACTCGTTTGCCATGTTCTAATCGAGACTTGTTTTCGATGAACTCTTTTAAAGGTGACGGTGTCATTAAGGAGGAAAGAGATGATGTATCCATACTTATACCCCAAGTTGTATAGCAGTCTTTCCCATTTATGTAAAACTCTCCCGATGCCATTTTATTTAAGTATAACTGAAGTTTTGTCTTTATTGATTTCTACAGGACAATTTCGTATGTTTATAAGTCTAATAACTGCGTAATTACGGGCAACTATTATAGCTCTGGCTCCATGCATGAGTATAACTTTGTGAACTCTAGTATTATCGTCAAATACTAGTTCCGCATTGGTATTGCCTATTAAAGCAATATTGGTATCATTACTTCTTTTTACATTTTTAGTGTCGACAAACACGCAATAATTAGCAATATCATTACTCATCTCACGGAACGTTTCAATAGGAGGGAAGTTGTTCTTTTCACAAAACTCTATGCCTTGTGGTGTAAAGAACAACCATACTAGAGTTTTCCAGTCACCAACACCATAAGACTTATTACAAGCTCCTTTTTGTAAAGCAGCCATCATTATTTCTTTTACTGTATTCATATCTATAAATCTTTAGTATTCCTATTGACTTGTGCTATATCGGATTTTATATCAATTAATAATTTCGTATATTTTGCAATGTCTTCTAAGTAGCTATTCGTAATCACATGTTGATTAAGAATGTTATTTAGTATAGAATTGCTATTAGTTGATACAGATAAAAGAGAATTTAGAGAGATTACGGCTGAAATCATTTGGTTTTTGATTTCTTCACCAGAAAGCTGCAACGCTGTAAACCGGCCGTTTAATTCCGTTGCTGTATCTTGTGACATGGTTTCAAAACCTCCGGCTGTCGACTTTTGTTCGGTGGTAGAACTTTCTCCCATGAGACTATCAGCCCAACCGAATTGAGCATCTATTTCTTGTTGAAGCTGTTCAGCCATGTTGTTGATGTAATCTTGTTCCCATTGAGAAAGCACGTTGTCGGCATAAAATTGTTGCAACTTAGTGCGTATTTCCTCCATTTTATTTGAGGATTTAATTGCTGCCTTAATGCTCTCTGTTACCATTTGTTGCATCATCTGTTTTACAACATCTTTTGCAGATTTAGCCCTATTCTCGCCAGAAGCCCATGCATCTGCATAAGCTTCTGCAAAGTTGTCAATAGCACTTTTTAGGTCTTCACCAAATATGACATCGATAGCTTTTTCTTTGTTATCAGAAATGAGATTGTTTATTTCGTCAATTTGATTTTCCCATTCTTTTATTCTGTCGCTATCTGTATTCTTTTTATCTTGTTCTTCTTTAATTTGATTTTGAATAAGTACTTTTTGTTGTTCTAGCAATTTATTTTGGTCTTCAATCAAGCTGGAAGCACTCTTTCCGTAAGCAGTTTCAATGGACTTGCCTAACTTTTCATACGAACGGTCAAGTGTATCTACCTGATCTTGTAATTTCTGAATCCGTTTTTCATTTTTTGCGTCGTGGATTTTTGCGATAGAGGAAGCAAGAGAGGAGACAAGACCGATGGCAGCACCAGCAGCAGAACCTATCGGTCCAAATATAGCACCTGCTTCTGCCCCTTGCATAGCTGAATTGAGGCCGTCCATAGCCACATTGATACCTTCGGCAATGCCTGACAGTGTATCAGATCCGAAAGCCTCTCCGAGATTTGAAAATGTGTCGGAAAGGAATTGGGCCACACTTAATACCTCACTCAATCCACTTCTTATTTCTTCAAGTCCATCTTGCAATTTTTTTGTGTTTGAACCAGCATCGAATACTTTTTTAAGACCATTAGCTAGTTTGTTAAACCCCGTTTCAGATTGATCTGCGGAATTACGGACATTATCTATACCTTTTCTAATTCGTTCTAATTCTTCGGGAGATTTACGCAATGTGTCGAAGGTCTCTTTTGTCATACCAAATTCAAGACCTTTGTTTTCGTCCCATTCGCCTGATTGCAAGAATTGGAATGCCCGTTCAGCTTCATTAGCAATGAGATGCATATCTGCAACTGTGTGTTGACGCATATCGTCAAACAATTTACTTATGGCAGACGTAGATTTATTCGCCTCTATATCCAAATCAGATAGTGCCCTTTTTGTTTCTTCGTCAATAGACTTCTGTTCCCATTCGTTTTTGCCTAACTTACGAGATTCGCCTTGCGCAATAATAGCATTACGCTTTTCATAATAGTTCCCGTAAGCGGCAAGATAATCGTTCATTGCGTTAATTTCATCATCGAGAATTTCTTTGGTCTGTTTATTCTTATTCTTTTCATTTAACCTATTTGCGGTATCAATATCTTCCTGTTGTTCAGTTGTTAGTCCATTCTCATTAAGCTTGGAGGGTTCAATCTTAGCTACTTTGTTTAACTCGGACAGCTCTTTCTCTTTCTTTTTAATTTCTTTTTTCTGTTCTTCATAATAGTAGTTAATTTGCTTCAATTTCTTATCTTTACCTTCTTCCCAGAGGGAGATTTCTTTCTCTTGATTTTTTTTACGAAGCTCAAGAAGTTCATCAACAAGTTTCTGCTCGGCCTCTTTTTGCTCTTTTGCTTGCTTATCTTCAGCCGCTTTATCAGATTTGGTTTTAGGTAGCTTTGAACTGAGTGTGTCAATTCGTGATTGCAACGCATTGTATTCTTCACTACCATATACAGTCTCTTTTTGTGCTTTTTTCAATTTTGATATTTGCGCTTCAACTTGGCTGATTACTTTTAAGTCTTTCTCACGTTCAAGTACAGTGTCTTGAAGCGACTTGATATAAGCCTCTTGCTGTTCTATAGCTTCTTTTGTACCATTACCGTTGGCAAACGCTTTCTTCAAAGATTCGAGTTTGGTTTTCGCATTTTTTATTTCTTCTTCAAGTTGGGAGATGGACTTGCCTTCTGTTGTAAAAATATTCTCAGTAGTAGATTCAGACGATGGTTCTTGAATAAAAAATTTATTCCTGTAATCCTCTAAGTTTTTGTCCCTAATTTCAGCTTGTCGCCTTATTTCAAATAGAAGTGTATTTGCACTTTCTCCCCACCCGGTAGATACATTATTAAAAATCTTTTGAATTTCTATCGGTATATCTAAACCACTATCCAGCCAGTTTAACCAATTACGGTAGATCTTTAACCCTCCTTCTTCTCCATACTTTTTTGTAAACGCTTCATATACTTTTGTTAAGTTTTCTTCTCTGACACTATTGTATATATTTTCTTCTTGCCTAGCGAAATTGCTATAATTCTGTGCAGCCACAGAATTTCTTATAGCTTCTTCTAATTCTTTATATTTACCGGCAAGAGAACCCGTCTTATCAATTTCTTCATCAATACCAGAAAGATACTTTGAATATCCTTTTACTATTTTTTCTTTTATGGCAAACCATTCATCTGTCCCAGTTTTAGCCTCAGTAAGCTGCCTATTAAGTTCTCTTAACGTAGACATTTCATTTAATGCCGCTACTTCTGTTTTACTAAATTCATCATTCAGCCTTTCTTGCGCTTTCTCCGCTTCATTCTGATAAGTAATTAATTTATAAATACCTAAACCAAGTGCTGCTACTGCCGCTGCTACTGCAACATATGGGTTGGCAAGTAAAGTCTTGTTCAGTGCAGCTTGCGCAACTTGCAATAATTTCGTGCGAGTAGCAGCCAAAGCTTCTGCATTTGATAATGTTATTCCTGAAGCTGCTGCAAGACTTTGATTTAATGCGGACTGAGCTAATACGGCGGAATATACTTTTTGTAAAGCTGTTATAGTAATCAATGCAGCTTTATACGCTCCGTATGTTCCGACGATTTCAAGCATGGTTTTTCCGACAGTTTCATAGTTTTCTATCAGATAAGAGACGCTGGATAATGCATCATTGATGATACCTTCATTCGCTTTGCCAATATCGTTCAACATCATTGAGAAGCTGTCCCCAATGTTTGAAATCTGTCCTGTAATTGTTTTGCTCTGCTCTTGCATTAGGTTGAAGAACATACCACCTTCGTTAGTGAGATTATTAATAACCTTTTGAACCTCCGGAAAACCAATTTGTCCGGCTTCAACCATTGATTTAATTTCACTTTCAGCTACACCAAACTCTTTCGCCAATTCCCTTATCATTGGGATTCCTCGACCTGTAAACTGGTTTAGGTCTTGTGTATAAAGTCGTCCTTGTGTCATGGTAGTACCATATAGATAGACCAGATCGTTCAGTGGTATAGAAAGTCCTGCCGCTATGTTCCCCAATCTAACAAGCGTGTCATTCACATCTTCCATAGCTGTGCCATAGGCAAGTAGCTGTCTTGCTCCATTGGCAACACCTTGTAGATCGAATGGAGTTTTGGCGGCTGTTTCTGTGAGCTGAGCCATAAGGACGTTTGCCTTTTCACTACTTCCAAGCATAGTGGTAAAGGCGACCTCTAATTGTTGAAATTCACCTCTTACTTGTATAATATTTTGGATAAGTTCTTTTGCTGTAAAGCCAGCCCCAAAAGCTGCAGCTGCTTTCGTCATTTTGTTGAACATATCTTCTATGCCCAATCCATTTTTTTCTATTTCCTTAGAAGTATTGGTTACTCCGGTTTCTACTTCTCGTAGTTTACGAAGAAAATTAGAATTGTCGCCTGTTATATCAAAATGAAGTCCGGCCATGAGTCTTTTCGATTAAAAGGGGTAGATGTAACATCACATCATTTGCAAATATACAAAAGTGTATGAAATTCATATACTTTTGACAAAATAGAATAGAGTTAATAAAGTTTAACTAATGTGTGAGTATAAATATTTTAATAAATGATTATTGTATTATACTTTTGACGAAACAATCTTAACAGCATAAGATATGGATTTCAAAGATACAATTCAACAGATTGTAGAGAAAATTGCTAAACAGAAGGATAGCATAGCAACGGAAGAAGCGACAAAAACCTCTTTTGTAATGCCTGTGATAGCAGCATTGGGATATGATGTATTCAATCCCTTTGAGGTTGTACCGGAAATGGATTGTGACTTAGTTAAGAGGAAAGGCGAAAAAATGTGCTGATAAATAAAAAAATAAAGATATGAAGAAATTATTTTTATATATATTGATTCTATTATCAATTATTATTTTACAATCATGTGCACGAACGGAGGACGGAGAACCCGGATCGACGAGTGATGATACGAAATCACTAATTATAGGTGTTTGGGAAAGTGAAAATTATGTAGTGTCATTTGGAAATGATGGATTCTATTCGGCATATATTGCAGATGAGTTTATAGATAGCGGTGATTATACTCAATCCAAAAATATAGTATCATGTCAAAATTCCTATTTTAATAGGACAACAATTTATACAGTTGAAGAAGTATCAGATGATTTGCTTAAAGTGAATATCGACTATAAAGATTTATATGGAAATAAAAAAACAAAAAGTATATCGTTTACAAAAGTCAAAAAGACTCCATCTACTAAAAACAATACTTTGAGCGGAAAATCATATACATTTAATGCTCCATATTTTGGTAATATTACAATGTCATTTAATACATATAATTCTGGAATAAAATCTGCTACAAAAGGAAGCGCAAAACAATATCCTCTGAATTTCTTTTATATATATATTGGAGAAAAGGTTTATTATCAAATACTTGAAAATGCCACAATTCAAGTGCCATCTATTGGGGCATGGACTAATTATAATGACGTGATATGTTGGACGATAGATATTGGTACAAATGGTGAAATCATTCATATTGATACTATCCCTTTATAAGAAAACAGTGTACATTGTGGAACATTATTAATAGGATGCATTAAAATAAATTTATAGCAGAATGCTTAATAACGTTGGATATGGATAAGGGGATTAATATTATTTTTAGTCCCACTTCATGCCTTTTATTTTATCCATATTTTTAGGATCGTCCCCGTTTATAAATGTTCGGTCAGTAGATATATGATATTTTTTTATCTCGTCGTCAGTAAGGTATATAGATGTTATGTAATCATTAAGTAACATATGCAGGTTGGCATAACTAATACCCCATACAACATAGTCCATAGTCCAGCCATAGCGTTCGCAGGCTATATCTATCAAAGTTCCATAAATACTTTTACCTCCAAAGGTTATAGTGTTACACTTCTTTTTCTTGATTCTTGATATTTTTTCTTGTTCTTTTTTCTCAATATCAATCTTGAAGTGTTGAATAAACTGGTCAATGTTATCCTTTGATAACACTATTATGAATAGTTGAGCAAGTTCTTCATTCGAGAGGTTGTCTTCAAATAGCTTTCGTCTTTCATTTATTAGGTGGCTATTGAATAATTCTTCCTTTTTATCGAATGTATGGTAAGACAATATTTTGCATATAATATCTCTTTTGGAATCGCATAATCGTAATGCTTCCATATATGGATTTAGAGAAAGGAAGTCTTTATTTATTTCTAAATTTTCGGTAAGACGTGATAAAAGGTATATTTTACCTAATGTGGCAGGGTATAAGTAGAATTGCATTTCTCCTATATGGAACTCATAAGGTCTTTCCATGATAGTATCTGCAATATCCATTTCTATTATTTTCCCTTCTTTGTCCATGCAAAATAAATTATATTGAGCGCAACTGTGGGGTCGAACCACAACTTTATACATGGAGTGTATATGTGCTACCGTTACACTAGATACGCAGAACACGTGGGTACGAAGCCCCCACGTTTGGCTCTATCTACAACCTATTGAATTATACACCAATACTTGGATTAGGAGCTACTTCGAATTTATCACCGTCTCCAGACTCATCTTCAGGATCGCATTCAATTTTACTGATGTTTCCACCAGATTCCGTCACGATGATTTTACCCCACTGAATTTGTTTTTTATCGGCGGCTGCTTTCAAAGCATCAAAAGTGTATGCCCAAACACCACCGTCAGCAGAAGTAAAAGTGTCTTCGACGGAAACTGTCGTTTTCTCCATGCAGAAGCCTTGAACTTCTGGGTCTTCCGGTTGAACAACAACGGCATAATTGTGTGCAACAACACCATCGCTATCACTTACAGGACGCTTACGTCCTTTTGCGGCACGAATGTTCAATGCCAAAGCATAGGTATTCTTTCCATACTTTACATCCTCATTTTCGCCTCCTTCGATTTTTGCTTCTTGTTTATCTCCTTTTGTTGTTGTCAACTGTGTAGAATCTTCCACAGGGGTAGGTAATTCCTCCCATTTAGGAGCAGAAGCATCCAAATCTTTTATAAATACACGGGGCTTACCCCATCCTATTACTGCCATGATATACCTAATTTATATTAAAAATTTATTCGTTATTTATCTCTATGTACAGTTTGTTATTAATGAAATGCTCTGTATGTCCGTCTTCAAATGAAACTCCTGTTGAATCAGTTTTTTGACTGCATTGTGATGGAACCGTATGATATTCGTCTTTTCGTATAGCGAATAAAAACTTCGATAGTTCGCATAATTCACAAATTCGGATTGAATCTTTTTCCCATGTTTTGGTTTCAGAGTTCCATAAGTCTTTGACATATATATTGACATTCACATAGGCTAGTTGTATTTGCCCGCAACCTTCATTTGCAAGAACAGATATGACTATATCTTCTTTATCAGATTTGTTGGGCCTTCCTCTGTCACTCAATTTACCGGAGACATTACGTTCGAGTTCTGTACCTTTAATTTTGTGATAAACGAACTTAGCTATTTCAATATCGGATTTCATTATTTCGCAATCTGTCTTTTAAGTTTTTCAAGCATCAATGGAACTTGTTCTCTTGCCCAAAGTTCGGTTGATGCAAGTACGTCTTTATTATCCATCGCTTCTACAAATTCAGCATAGTTCATTCCGGCGACTACGATAAGTACATAGTTATTAGAATATCTTTTAGCAAGTTCTTTCGCTAAGTCTTTACCTGTTTTTACACCTTCTGAACCTTGCTTCACTTGGTTGAAAGTTGAGTATTGAATGATGTTCTTATTATGAGCAATCACATATCCAACCGAACTACGCAAGTTGCCTGTTTGGTCGTACCAACTTTTATCACCTGCTCTATCACGAATTTTTGTAACGCATTGTTCGCCAAGTTTGGATAAAGCACGAATAGTAAGACGCTCGACACGCTCTGCTTCTCTCATGAGCATGTCATGCACTTCGCTTAGCTTGGTGGTCATTCTTATACCCATAGTTTACATTGTTTCTGGTAGCGATGGAAACCTTTCACACTAAACTCCCTTTCAATTCCTTCAAGCAGATGTATCTTAATCCTGTCACCTATCATGAATGTTCGACAATTTGCACGTAGATAAACTGTATATGAATAGCTTCTTACAATACCGTCGTCAAACTCTTTTTCAGAGGCTTTACCAGCAGGAACTGCGTCGCATTCAATGCAGCCTTCCCAGTTAGTTTCTCCTTCATGATAATCACCGTTGCTATCCTCGTAACCATCTTTTGATACGAGGTACTGCAATCTGTGTGGATATAGTCTTATTACTGACATATTACAAAAGGCAGTCACCTATATATACCATTGGCTTTGCCTCCAACTCTACCGAAGGTTCACCAATGGCATTATAGATTGAGTTAACACGTAACAGAATACGTTCTTTGTCTTTATCTGATAAAGAACCGAAAGACTTGTCTGCTTCAGAAAAATTGATAGCCTGAACTAAAGACCAAAGACAGTCAGCCAAAGCTCCCATATACTCCTTTGAGTCCATTGTATCTGAATCGCAATCACCAACGGGATTGAGTTTGCGTTTTATCATCACATTCTCTACAAAACCTTCTGAGATAGGGTAATGTATTTCGTCTATAAGAGCTTGCTGAATTGTCTTCATGGCTTAACTATCTCCATTTGTTGTTTTATATGATTCAACAGCTTTTTTGAGCTTAGCTTCATCGGCATCATTCAATTTGTTTACAGCAGCAATTAACTTATCGTCTGAAATAGTCGTCGATAAGTTTTTACCGGTTATTTTATTGAACTCTGCGACGAAGTTTGCTTTTATGTAAGCTTGTCCCCAAATGGTGATGTTCTTATCGGTAGAATCTTTTCCCTCTTCGGTAGTGTCAACGGCTTGTGCTTCTGAAACGTCAAGAATGTAAATTTGGTCTACGTCCTCGATGATGGGGGCGACAAAAGCCTGTCCGGAGGTAATTTCACGCAACGGGTTCACAAGTGAATACTTGGAAATCAGTTTGAACGTGTCCACCAACTGATAGTTTACATTTTTCACTGGATTGGACTGCTCGGCCAAACGACCGTAAACCAGCGTGCCGACAACCTCGTTGCAAATGAATACAAGGCGGTTGGCATTCCACGGTTTCATGGCACGCTTTTTACCGTCCTGCTCAAAAATAACGGAGCGGTCTATCACCTTAAAGGCAATGCCGTTGTTATCATCGGCAAAAGCCTCGTTGAACTTCGTTGCCGTAGGAGTCGGCAGGATGGTTTCAGCCGTAAATGATTGCCCATTGTAATTTGCAACCAATTCTTTCGCACCCTGAGTCTGACGGAGCTTATCATACATTGACTTTGCAATACAGATTTGGATAATCGTGTTGCCGTCCGCATCCGCTTTTGCAATCACACGCTTGATGTCTTCAAGCGAGATCTCATTTTTGACTGTCGCCCCAAACGTGTTCTTGGGGAAATAATTGAAGTTTAAACGCAACAACGCGTCCGGAGTGTCTTCGTCTTTGATTGCTACATATCCATTGGACAATGCAAACAAGAAGTTGTACTCGTTCCGCTCATCTATGCCGACAGAACATGCAACGGAATCGTCCGATAGTTTCTTGGCGATAAGCTGGGCGTTGCCTCCCTGTGCCTCCATGACATTGATATTGTTGATGTCGGATTCCTTCAGGATTTTCGACATTCCGATTTTGGGCAGCTTCCCGTTGGCGGAAGCGATGCTGTCGCGGGACTTGATTGGCAGTTCCGAATCCACCGCAACGAAATCCGCTGCGACATAAGTCGTGTTCACGGATGTACTTTCCCATTTGTTGTCCGGTGAAAACTCTGTACGAAGCATCGCGTTCTCACCTTTATGCAGGTAAGTGAGTTTTTTGTTTCTCTTACCGTTCACCTTTTCAATAAGCCGCTGCAACTTCGGGAAGAACTTGGCGACATATTTTGCAAATAATGATTCATTCATAAATTACCTCCTTTTTAATCATGTTCAAAAACAAGGGTTGGAACAGCCGCTTTCAAGGCAGTTTTGATGGTATCAAGCGGATAAGGGCTTGCCATATCATTCACAACTCCGGTGTGCATAATCGACACAAAGGGTTCTTTCACAGATTTAGTTGAGACACATACGCCAACATATTCATGGTTGCTCGGTAAGGTGTCATAAGCATTACCAGCAGAATTCAAAGGCATAGGCTTATATGTGTCATTTTCTGTGTCGTGAATGATTACGTGTCCAGCACGCACATATTCGTCTTTGAAATTACTTACATCCAATACTTTGCCACCTTTAATTCCGGCAATGTATTTGCGAATAACTATCGGATCGTTACCGAACCCGAAAGATTCAATTGTACCTACATCTACTACACTCATTTTAAAAACAATTTTTGGTTTTATAAATCAGCCAAAGCGTCTATTTCTTCGTCGCTGAATGGCTCGTCTTGTTTACCCGAAACTTTATTTCCGGCAGCAGGAGGGGTTGCCAATGTTGCCAAACCTGCATCTGCACGCTCTTGATTGTAATTCTTCAGGTCTTCCTCAACATCTGAATAGAACTCCTCGAAATCGTCGTCACTTTCAAAGCTCATCTTAGAGAAGCTTTTCAAGGTACGTGAACCGAATGTTCCAGTGTCTTTCAGCAGGGCTTCAAGTTTGGCCTTACGCAAGTTAGAAACTTTTTCACCTTCCAATGCGGCAAAACGGGCTTCCTGTTGTTCTCTGAAAGACTTAAACCATGCGGGTTCTTCGCCTTGTTCATTTCCTTTGTTTTTAGGATTTTGCTTGTTTGAACCAGCTTGACGAGAGCCGCCTTTTGACGTGTCATCGTCAACGTCGTCATCATCATCTTCTTCTGATTCGGGGTGTTTTTTCTTCCATTCGTCAAGCAAACGGTTGGCTTGCGACTGGCCGAAAGTGAGGTAAGGGAGAACCGCTTCTATCTGCTCGTCGATTTCTGCGTTTACATCCTCTTCTGAGGCATCTTCTGCGGATTTCAGGTTATCGGCAATCTTGGCGGCGATACCCTTCAATTCCTTTGCGTTGAACCCTAACGCCTTCGCTTTAAGTTTCAACCTTACGAAAACTTGCTGTTGTCTGTTCATTTCATTTAAGTTTAAACAAAAAAATAGTCTGCGTAGCAATGTAGCCAGCAGACTATTCGCATCTTCTTTCAGATGTGCCTCCGCCTAAACGGACAAACAGGTGTTTACGACAAGTCGGGTGGCGTACATCTTCATACGCTTTTTGCAAATATACAGTAAAGTATATGAATTTCATACACTTTTCAATAAAATATTGATCGAGTTTTATTTTTTTTTAAGAAAAGAGGATAATAAAAATAAGACAAAGTAATACAAAAACAAGATAGTTGGGAATGAGTGATTTATCATCAAATAACCAAAGGCGAGTGGAAGTGAATTTGCGTTATTATCCAGTTATTCTATTGAGAATGGCAAAGATTGCTTCGTCAGTGAATCTGAAAATTGCGTGTGAGGTTGCAGATTAGATACTATATAAGGCATTCATCACTCATTGAAAGATAATCATTTTCAGTTAGAATAATACTGTCTAATAATTTTATATCGAACAATTTCAATATATTTTTAAGGGAGTTAGTCATTTTTATATCCTCATTACTAGGGTTTTTGTTACCGCTTGGGTGATTATGAACGAATATGACACCAGCAGAGAGAGTCTCAATAGCATATTTGGCAATCAATCTTTTGTCAACTGGTGTTCCGCATATTCCTCCTTGAGAGATTTTAGCATACCCGGTTATATTGCAGGCTTTGTTCATCAATATAATGAATGCACTTTCGTAAATAAGAATATCTTCATGATAGAACTTTCTTGCGAAATTAGCAGAGTCTATAGAAGAATAAACTTTGACAACCTCAAAATCTTGTTTTTTTGCTGTTATGCTGTATTCTACTGCTTTCTTTTTCATTGCTCTTATGTATTTTATGCTATTTCGAATTTGTAGTTAGGATTGTTTGCTTTCATCGATTTTATGTTTAAAGATGAGTATATAAGCCTGTCACTTGTGTAAACACTTCTTGCAACTGTTCAGCATAAATATCACTCAAAAAGAAGACCTCTTTGGCCTCGGAAAAAGAAAAAGTCTTTTTGTTTAATTTCGGGGATTTGATGAATCTCATAGAATAAGTATCCTTACCTTCTTCATAAGTAATAATTAATTTATCTGCGCTAGATTTATTTTTGCTCAATTTAATAACCTGCTCTAGGTCACCAGATTCATTCTCCATGTAACCAGTAAATTTTGATCCTGTCATAACTACAAATCTATGTCTGCCAAGTTGTTCGTATAAGGCTAACATTATTTCTTTTATTTGTTCTTCTGAATGTTTCATTACTCTTATTTTACTTGTTAATCAGGATAATAAGATTCAAATTGTTTAGTAAGTAAAGCGAATTGCATACCCTCTGAATAATCTTTAAGATCATTAAAATCATCTTTATTATAGGCTCTTGGCTCCATATCGAAAGATATGTTATCATAGAGCTTACCATTCTTTACGGTGTAAATACACCAGCTTTGAAGCTCCATATTATCATCTACTAAAATGTAATCGCCATTTACCGTAAGCATTTTTTCGATGTCAGAGAAAAATGCTTTAATTTTTGATTTGTCTACAGTACTCATTGCTCTTTGTCTTTTAATTGTTAGTAATGTTGTTTGTTTTAGTATTGTAAAGATACTCATTATCAGCGAGTTAACCAAATATTTACAGCCTTATTTTGCTCATAATCAGGAGTTTAACTTTTGGTAACTTGA